GGAGCACCTGTTCACGTAATTGAGAAAACTGTTCACGTACATGAGAATTGCTGTTCACGTGTTTTAAGAATTCTCAAAAAGCGCAAACCACCGAGGGAAAGGCTGTCGTTTATATCGGGCCGACCCTTGGAGGTGGTGCACTGATGCGCAATGCGGTGTTCCGTGCAGGGGAGTTTCCTCCGCACGTCGTATCGATGCGCGAAAAGAGTGAGGCCCTGCGCGGTCTCTTTGTCCCGGTGTCTGAACTGGCGACAGCGCGAAAGCGCATCGGTGTGAAGGGCGACATCCTGCACGCCTATGTGCGTCAACTCAAAAATGAACTCTAAGGAGGTCATCAAATGGCATACAACCACGGGGTAAAAATCTCCGAAGTGCCGACTTCTATCCTGCCGCCGGTGCAGGTAGAGGCGGCCATTCCTTTCATCGTCGGGACGGCTCCGGTCAATATGACCGATCCGACCAACGTCAACCGCCCGACGCTCTGCTACTCGTATGATGAGGCTGTCGCAGCCTTTGGCTACGTGCCGCCGGTAGAGGACAGTGCGAGCGGCCTGAAAAAGTACGATTTCACATTGAGTGAGGCGATTTATTCGCAGTTCGCTCTCTTTGGCGTCGCGCCGATCATCGTTGTCAACGTGCTTGATCCTACGAAGCACAAGAAGACGGCGACGGCAAAGACGGTGACGCTTGACTCGAAGACCGGCTCTGCAACGATTGCTGAGACCGGCATCATCCTGTCGACTCTCAAGCTTTCTCAGGACGTGACGACCTATCAGGAAGGTACGGATTTCGTCGCGACCTTCAATGATGCGGGGCATCTGGTCATCACTTCGAAGAAGGACGAGGACAACTTCAAGGTGCCGGTTGGCGCGTCGCTGACTTTGGCGGCCGAGAAGCTCGATCCGTCTGCTGTTACGAAGTCTGAAATCATCGGCGGCGTTTCCGTCGACGGTGCAAAGAGCGGCCTTGAACTTGTTGGCGAGTGCTTCCCGCGCTTCCGCCTTGTCCCTGGTCAGATCGTTGCTCCGAAGTATTCGAGCGATCCTGAAGTGGCAGCTGTGATGGCGGCCAAGGCTGTCAATATCAACGAACACTTCCGTGCGATTGCCCTTATCGACGTTCCGACGGACGCCGTCGATTCCTACTCGAAGGTCGCTGAATGGAAGAACAACAATAACATTGTCGACGAGGCTCAGGTCTCTTGTTGGCCGATGCTTGCTCTTTCCGGCACGGTGTACCACATGAGCACGCAGCTGATGGGGCTTATTGGGAAGGTTGACGGGGACAACGACGGCACGCCGTATGTCAGCCCGTCGAACAAGAACTTTCAGATGACGGCTACGGTCCTCGCGAACGGTAAGGAAGTGTGGCTCGGTCCAGAGAACGGCAAGTATCTGAACGGCCAGGGGGTCGTGACGGCGCTCAACTTTATCGGCGGCTGGGTCTGTTGGGGAAACCGCATGGCTTGCTATCCGGGCAACACGGACGTGAAGGACTCCTTCATTCCGGTTCGGCGCATGTTCAACTGGGTCGGGAACACACTTGTTCAGACCTTCTGGCAGCGCGTTGATGCGCCGCTGAATCGTCGTCAGGTTGACACGATCGTTGACAGCGCGAACATTTGGCTCAACGGGCTTGCGGCTCGCCAGTACATTCTCGGCGGTCGCGTGGAGTTCCTTGAGAGCGAAAACCCGACGACTGATTTGATGGACGGCATTGCACGTTTTCACGTGTACATCACGCCGCCGTCGCCAAATCGCGAGATCGATTTCATTCTTGAGTACGACGCGAGCTATCTCTCTACGCTGTTTGAATAAAAGGAGGCTTGAATTATGGCAACTGGAAACAAGGTGCCCGAGCGCCTGATTAACTTCCGCGTTTACAACGACGGAAACGACTTGCTCGGCGTCGCGAATGTGGACTTGCCGTCCATTGAGGCGATGAGTGACACGGTCAGCGGAGCAGGCATTGCTGGCGAAGTTGAGAGCCCGATTCTCGGCCACTTCGGTTCGATGACTGCGACCTTCACTTGGCGCACCATCACGCCCGAACTTGCAAAGCTTGCGAATCAAAAGGCGCATGCGCTTGACTTGCGCGGATCGCAGCAGGTTTACGACGCTGCACTTGGCGAATATTCGTCTGTGCCCGTTCGTGTGTCTCTGCGTGCAACGCCGAAGAGCGTCTCGCTCGGTTCGTTTGAGGTCGGTTCTACGACGGACAGCGAAACCGAGTTTGAGGTGATTTACATGAAGGTCCTTGTGAATGGCAAGGAACTCATCGAAATCGACAAGTACAACTTCATCGCAAAGTTTGACGGTGAAGACAAGCTCGCCAGCGTTCGAAAGGACCTGGGCTTGGCGTAAAGCACTACGCCGGGGGCGGCATGAGTCGTGCCCCGGCAAACCCAAAACAAAGGAGTGAAAAACATGAAGTACATCCTCTCTAAGGAATATGAGTTTGAAGGCCAGAAGTACACGGAGATCGAACTGAACCTTGATGTCCTTACTGGCAAGGATGTGTCTGCGGTGAAGCGCGAATGGGCGCGTGCGGGGAATATTTCTCCGTTGGTTGCCGTGGACACTGACTTCTGCGTGTACCTTGCTGCGAAGGCCGCGAAGCTTCCGATTGAGTTCATGGAAAACCTTCCCGCCAAGGACTACTGCGCAATCGGGCAGGAGGTCAGCAATTTTTTGTTGGGGTGATCGGCTTTGCAGAACGGTCTGATCCTGACGACGAGGTCAAGTCGGCGGCGGTATCCATCGCACGCGTCATGAAAGGCGGTGCGCTTGAGTGGATGCAAGAGCCATTGATTGAGCTCGCATCATGGAACAGAACGATAACAAAGCAGCTAGAAGCCGAAGCGAAGGCAAATAAACGAAAGTGAGTTGCTTATTCTGGGACTTCTGTCCCTTTCAACGGTATGCTGTGAGTACTGAAGGAGGGGATTGGATGTTTATGCGTTTACTGAACGGCGCTGTTGAAGGCGTTATGACGGTTTTGGGTGTGTTGCTATGGGTCGTGATTCTTTTCGGCCTGTACATCCTGATTTTCTAACGCATCCCAAATTTGAAAAGATGGAGCTCGCTTTTGGCGGGCTTTTTTCTTTTGTACGGAAAGCTCGCTTCGGCGGGCTTTGTTTTTGAAAGGAGGTGACCTCATGTCGAAGGTTTACGACATCGCCTTCAAGATCGCGGGGAAGCTTTCCGGAGACTTCGCGAGCACCTTCAAGAAAGGGCAAGAGACCGTCGCCCGCATGGGTGATTCACTCGCTACGCTGAACGCGAAAGCCGCAAAGATGGACGGTCTCGTAAAGGCACGCAAGGCTGTTGGCGAAAGTTCACGAGAGTACATCCGTGCGAAAGAAAAGGTCGCTGCACTCGGGAGAGCGATGAGTGCGACCAAGGAGCCGTCCGCCCAGATGGTCTCCGAATTCAACAAGGCGAAAGCCGCCCTTGAAAAGTCGAAGAAGGCTCTTGATAAGAATCGAACTTCTCTGCGCGAACTCGACGGGCAGATGGGGACAACCGGCACGCACCTGAGGACACTTATCGACCGACAAAATGCACTCGCGCAGTCGGCCGACAGGGCTAGAGCGGCACAACAGAAGCTCGCGAAGATCAACGAGCGCCTTGGAAAGGCCAATGATGCTCAAGGGAAGATGAGCGAAATGAGGTCTTCAAGCGCGGGCACTCTGATGGGCGTTGGTGCTACGGTTGCCGCAACCGCAGGCGCTCCGGTCAAGCAGGCGATGAGCTTTGAAGACCAACAGGCTGAGCTTCGCAAGTTTTCGGACGATTACAAGCAAGTCTTTGATGGCATCCAGAAGCTCTCGCTACAGTACGCGAAGAGCACGGAAGACATGACGGCAATGGCCGCGAACGCCTTCCAGTCCGGTATTGCAAAGACGGCTGACGAGGCTCTGAAGCTCGTTGAGATTCAGAACCAAATGGCAATCGCGTTCGATATGACTGGCGATGAGGTCGGGGCTGCATACGCTGACATTCAGTCGAAGATGGGCATCAACATCGAGCAGTCGAAGGCGATGTTCGACATTGTCAACCAGATCGGCAATACCACGTCAGCTTCAGCGAAGGACGTCGTCGAGGTGCTTGCTCGATCCGGTGGTGCCCTGAAGGGCTTGACCGCGATGAATGAGAAGCAGATTGCGGCTCTTGCCGGCTCGTTCAGATCTGCGTCCGTTTCGTCCGAAGTCGCTTCGACCTCGATGATGTCCTTCATTAACGCGCTGTCGTCTGGTGAAGGCGCTACGAAGGGTCAGAAGAAGGCGATGGAAGCGCTCGGCATCGACGCGGGCAAGATGGCTCACATGATGACGTCGAGCTCTGAAAACGCCCAAAAGGCGATTCAGGATGTTTTCAAGCGCATCAACGGTCTACGAGAAGACCAGAAGTCTTCGATCATCGGTGCTCTCTTCGGTAACGAGGCGGGTGTGAAGTCTGCGGTGGCAACGCTTGCCAAGCAGGGCGACTTGCTTGCAGGCAACTTCGCGATGATTTCCGATCCGGCGCAGTATGCCGGGTCCATGCTGAAAGAGTTTCAGTCTCGTGCCGATACGACGTCGAATTCTCTGCAGATTGCAGGTAACGCGGTCAAGCTAGTCGCCGGCGGAATCGGGACCGCTCTTCTTCCGGCTGTCCGAAAGTCGGCAGAAGCCTTCGTGAAAAGTAGCGAGGGCGTCATCAAGTGGGTGAGTGAGAACCAGTCGTTGATTCTGACGGCCATGAAGGTCGGCGGCGCGATTCTCGGTTCTGTGGCCGCCTTTCATGCGTTACGCCTTGGCTTCGCGCTTTTGGCGAGCCCGGTCATCTCGATGTACAAGGGTTTCCTGAACATCCAGAAGGCAATCACGCTGATGAGGAACAGCACCGTTCTTGCGACGGTCGCGTCAAAGGCTCAGGCCTTTGCGATGGGGGCTTGGAAAATTGCTGTGACGGCTGCGACGGCAACGGCGAAGCTGATGCGGACAGCGATGCTCCTGCTGAACGGAGCCATGAGAGCGAATCCGGTAGGCGTCGTCATTACGGCTTTCACATTGCTCATTGGTGCCGGGCTTGCTGTCTACAAAAACTGGGACGTGATCAAGGCGAAGGCTGTCGAGCTGTGGAATTCGTTCTCCTCGAACTTCCCGAATATCGCTTCGGTCGTGAAGGCAAACTTTGCGATTGTCGCTGGTGTCGCCAAAAACGTCTGGGGCGTCTTCTCGAACCTGATCGGCTTCGTGAAAAACGTCTTTACCGGACAGTGGTCTGCGGCCTGGGAGAACGTTAAGGGTATTTTCTCGAATGCTTTTCAGGCGCTTGAGGGTATTGCAAAAGCTCCGATCAACGGCGTCATCAATCTGGTGAACGGGGCAATCGGCGCGATCAACGGCATTTCGGTTGATATTCCGGAGTGGGTCCCGAAGTTCGGAGGTCAGACCTTCGGCGTCAACCTGCCGAAGATTCCGCAACTTGCTGAAGGCGGCATTGCTACCCGTTCGACGCTTGCCAACATTGGCGAAGGCGGCGAGCCGGAGGCTGTGATTCCTCTGTCGAAGCTCTCGTCAATGCTTGGCTCCGGGGTCGGCATGGGCGGCGGAATCACCGTCAATTTCGCTCCTGTCATCAACGTTTCTGGCGGCTCTGGTGATGCCTACGAAGGCGTGAAGCGCGGCCTTGATGAAGGTCGACGACAGCTTGAAAAGGACCTGCGCCGTCTGTTGGCGGATCAGCAGCGTCTATCTTTTTCATAAGGAGGCGGTGACGTGAAGACATACACGACCGTCGCGCAGGACACGTGGGACATCATCGCTAAGCGAGTCTATGGCTCTGAGGCGTTGATGGACCAACTGATCCGCGCGAATTTACAGCACCGGAAGACGGTTTTCTTCAGTGCGGGCGTCGTGCTCAATGTGCCGGACATTGACACAGACTCGATGGAGTTTGCTGAGAACCTGCCGCCTTGGAAACGTCAGGAGGGTGCGCGATGAGTGGACCTATCCAGACCTATTTGAGGCTCCTCTTCACCGAAGCCGGCACTTCTGTGACGCAGGATATTCTGCCTGACCTTCTTTCCTTTTCCTACGACGACAAGGAAACGAATGAGGCGGACGAAATCAGTCTCACGCTCAAAGACCCGACGGGAAAATGGGCGAGCAAGTGGAAGCCGGACGGCGGTGAAGTCGTCCGAGCTTACATCGCATCCGGGACGGTTGATGGGAAGAAGGGGCGCGAGCTTTTCTGCGGAAAGTTCTTCGTCGATTCGCTCCGCACAAGTGGCTCGCCTCGTGTCTTCGAAATGCGAGCCGTGTCGATCCCTATGAACACCCCGATTCGTCGCAAGATGATCACGAAGGCCTGGGAGAAAAAGACGCTCAAGGGCATCGCTCAGGAAATCGCGGCGGCCGCGAAAGTCAAGCTCCTCTTCGATTCGAAGGAGAACCCGAGCTACGACCGCCAAGACCAGAAGGCCGAAAGTAACCTGAAGTTCCTCTCGCGCCTATGTGAAGACGCCGGGCTTTCGATCAAGGTGACGGACTCGCAGATTGTGATCTTCGACCAGGCTTTTTACGAGAAGAAGAAGCCCGTCAAAACGCTCACGCTGGGCGTCTCGGACATCCTTTCGTGGGACTTCGAGTCGCAGCAGTCTGAGACGTACAAGTCCTGCACGATTTCGTACCGAAACCCGAAAGAGAAGAAAAAGTCTTCTGCAGGCGGCTACACGTCGAACGAGTACGACATCGACGCCGTTCCTGAGAAGAAAAATCCTGCCGTCATGACGTACACCTACGTCGATCCGAACGCCGATGACGACGGTCAGGAGTACCAGGTCAAGAAGCGTGCGACCTCGATCGATGAGGCGAAGCGCATTGCAAAAGCAACGCTGCGCAAGCTCAATCTTCGGAAGATGACAGGCAGCCTTTCTCTTGTCGGTGACACGTCCCTTGTGGCGGGTGTCGTCATCAAGCTCAAGGGATTCGGAAGTTTCGACGGCGGTTTCATAATCGAGAGCGCTTCGCACAGCGTCAGCACTAGCGGCTACGTGACGAGCCTTTCGGTTCGCCGCGTCAACAACAACTACTGAGGAGGTGCGGCATGAACCTATTTGACATGCCAGAGGGGGTGCCGAGCCTCATCAAGATTGGTGAAATCTCGAGCATCGACCCTGCGAAATGCACAGCCCGCGTGGTCTTCGACGACGAGGATAGCATCGTGAGCTTCGACCTCCCCGTTCTTCAGCGCAACTCGCTCAAGAATCACGACTACGCCATGCCCGACGTCGGCGAGGACGCCATCGTGCTCTTCTTCGGCGAGGGGCAGGAAGACGGCGTCATTCTCGGTTCGATCTACGCGGGAGAGGTGACGCCTCCGGAATCGACGGAAAACCGCCGCACGGTAGTTTTCGACGACGACACGCGCGTTTGCTACGACCGAGCGGAGCACAAGCTCACCGTCACGATTGAAGGCACGGAGGTTGTGTTCAATAGACAGGATGGCTCTATCACGGTGCCGAATGCGGTGACGATCAATTGCACGACCGCGACGGTCAACGCCTCGTCGGGCATAACGCTTGACACGCCGAAGACGGACGTTACCGGTGTTCTGAATGTCGCCGGTCTCATCACCGGAAAGGGCGGACTCGCCGTCAGCGGAGGTGGAGGTGCTGCGGTGACGGTCACAGGGAACATGAAGCTGCAGGGCCAGATCGAAGCTTCGAGCGACGTGACGGCGGGCGGCATTAGCCTCATGAAGCACAAACATCAAGAACAAGGCGACGGCGCTCCGACGAGTCCGCCGCTGTAAGGAGGCGAGGAGAAAATGGGCCTGGGATTTTCGGCAGTTGGTCTTTTCGGCAAACTGCCTTTTCTCTGCAGTAGTGCAGTGACATTCACCTTCAAGGACCTGTCAGTTTCACGCTCGGTTCGATGGGCGACGCACGAAGTGATAGGCAAGAAACCCGTTCTTGAATACATCGGTCCAGGACTCACAGAGGTCAGCTTCAACATTCAGCTGAACTCGATGCTCGGGACCCCGCCTTTGGCAGCGCTCATTCAGCTCAAGAAAATGCTCGAGAAGAAACAGGCTGAGCGTTTGCTCATCGGTCCAGATTATCTCGGAAAGTTCGTAATCGAATCAATCGGTGAAGAGCGCAAGTATCACAACAACCTTGGCATCTGCGTCTCTGCAGAGGTCAGCATCACCTTGAAGGAGGCGGCGTAATGGCTCAGTACACAGTGACGCTATCAAGTCAAGTCGACTTCGCGCCGTCTGACGAGGTGCGAGAGATTCTGCAGAACGTGCGGACGATCCTCAGCACGCGTAAGGGCTCCGTTCCTCTGGACCGAGACTTCGGGCTGACGTGGGCGCATATCGACAAACCAATGCCGGTTGCAAAGATGCTGATGCGGTCTGAGGTGATTGACGCGATTGAGGAGTACGAGCCAAGAGCAACGGTCGTGTCTGTCGACTTTGACGAGGACACTGCGAGCGCAATGGACGGTATTTTGAAACCGCGCGTTGTTGTGCAAATCGGAGAGGAGGAATAAGACATGGCTGAAACAATTCCCCGTTGGCACTTGCCGGCGGTTGAATTCCTTGAAACGGACGCCGAGACCATCAAGGCCGAGATTATCACTGGGTACGAACAAGCAAGTGGGCGAACCCTCGCGGCGGGCGACCCAGTACGACTCTACCTTTTGAGCCTTGCTGCCGTCATCATTCAACAGCGCACGGCTGTGAATCTGGCGGCGCAGCAGAACCTGCTTTCATATGCTCAGGACGACTACCTCGATGCACTCGGCACGCTTTTGAGCGTTACGCGTCTTTCTGAAAGCAAGGCCGTCACGACGATCAAATTCACGCTTTCGCAGGCTCTGGCGACGGTCTACACGATCCCTGCAGGAACTGAGGTGACGAACGGTGTTGTGACATTCGCGACGGACCATGAACTCAATATTGAGAAAGGTAAGCTCGAAGGGAGCGTCACGGCATCCTGCACCGTTGCAGGGACGGTCGGCAACGACTACCTTGCCGGTCAGGTCAACACCATCGTCAAGCCAATGACGTTCGTAGCGAAAGCCGAGAACACAACCATCACGACAGGCGGCTCTGAAGCGGAAAGTGACGAGTCCCTTGCCGAGCGCATTCGACTCGCACCGAACGGCTTCTCTGTTGCGGGGCCTGAGAAGGCGTACGTTTATCACGCGAAGAGCGTGTCGAGCTCCGTGCTTGACGTTTCCGTTACCTCCCCGACACCGGGCGAGGTCGATGTCTATGTGCTTCTTGCGGGCGGCGAATTGCCTTCCAAAGAAACGCTTGAGCAGATCGATGCGTACTTGAGTGATGAAACGCGTCGACCTCTCACGGACTTCGTTCAGGTGCTTGCGCCGAAGGCCGTGAATTACGAGCTTGAGATTCACTACTGGATCAGTCGCGAGGACAGTTCGCGCGCCGAGCAGATCAAATCTGATGTCGAAAGGGCGGTCGAAAAATACCGCGTGTGGCAGCAAGGAAAAATCGGTCGCGACATTCTCCCTGCAAGGCTCATTCAGTACGTCATGCAAGCGGGAGCTTCGCGCATCGACAACCCGACGATGAAGCCAGTTGACTTCCAGAAGCTCGAAAGCGACCAGGTCGCCCAATGCACTGGCGTGAAGATCGTTTACGAGGGCTACAAGGATGAGTAAGGGGCTCGCGGACGTAAGGCTGAGCGACTTACTTCCGGACTCAATTGCTCAAGACGACAACGTCAAGCACAGCGCGACGGCGCTTGACAAGCAGTTGCTCGATATGACGGCGGCGGTTGATCTTCCGTCGATCTACGTCAGCATTGACAAACTCACGAGCACGCAGCTCGACCATGTCGCCTACGGGTGGGATGCGAGCGTCTGGCGCGATTCGTGGCCCGTTGCTTTGAAGCGCAGCGTCTTGAAAAACGTTGTGCGCGAAAAGCGCAAGAAAGGCACGCTTCGTGCTGTCAAGGATGCGGTTTCTTCGATTGGATCGGCTGCGACCATTAAAGAGTGGTGGCAGATGGAGCCGAAGGGAACTCCGCACACTTTCGAGATTCAGGCGACGCTTGGAAACATCGACGGCACGCTTGATGCCGAAATGCAGGAGGACCTTTTCGCGCTCGTCGACGACGCGAAACCGGTCCGTTCGCACTACACATTCGTACTCGTTCGTCAGCTGGATGGCGGGCTCGGGATCGACGGCTATCTGCGCCCGGTAGCTTACGCGCGGATTCGAAGTGAAGAGATTGTGAGCAAGGACATCGAGGCGTCCGCCGGCTTCTTCGTCGGTGTGCGGCCTATCGCGATGCGCTCGCTTGTCGGGCTCGCAAAATAAGGAGGGACTCTCATGGACATCGTTTTGACGACGGCAGGTATTCAGGCCGTCATCAATGCACAAGAGACCGGTACGAACGCCGTCACGATTTCGGGAATCGGCGTCGGCACCGGCAAATACACAGCAACCAAAGAGCAGACACAGCTACAAGCTCAAGTCAAGCGCATGCCGATCCTAGAAGGTGGGCAAGCAGGCGACAATGCGATTCACGTCGCGTGCAAGGATGACGGCCCGGGCTCGTATGAAGTGTGCGAGTTCGGCCTTTTCCTTTCTGATGGGACGCTTTTCGCTGTTTACTCGCAGAGCACGCCGATCATCGCAAAGCAGGAGTCAAGCAATCTGCTCCTTGCTATCGACATGAAGCTCGAAGGCGTCAACGCAGGGAACATCGCTTTCGGCGACGTGTCTTTCTCTTTCACTGCTGCAACAACTGCGAATGCGGGGATTGTTGAGCTTGCTACTGACGAAGAAACGCAGGCAGGAGCCGATGCGCAGCGAGCTGTGACGCCCGCTGGTCTGAGGAGCTTGACTTCTACCGCAGAACGTGCGGGTCTCATCCGCACAGCAACGGAAGCCGAAGCGAAGGCAGGAACGGAAGGCGCTGCGGCTCTCACGCCTGCGACCCTGAAAGGCGCTGCGGCTTCTGAAGCAGAGACGATTGAAGGCAAGTCGGACGCTCACTTTGTGACGCCTCTCGGTCTTCGAGGCTTGAAAGCTACGACCGGACGAAACGGGCTTGTCGAACTGGCGACAGAGGCTGAGGCAAAGGCAGGGACGGACAAAGAACGCGCCGTTACTCCTGCGGGCTTAAAGGCTGTCGTCGATGAGGCGACACCGGACGCAAGCGAAGCAGCCAGGGGGATGATTCAGATCGCCTCTACGGTTGAAGCTACAGCTGGAACAGACGCTCTGAAGGCAATGACGCCTGCGACTGGAAAGGCTGCACTCGATGCGCGAATTGCGACAGTTGAGGAAGCGAAAGTTGGCACGTCGACGACGAAGCTCATCACGCCTGCAACGCTGAAAGCCGTTGTGGATGCAGCGGTGGCGGCTGCTCTTGCGAAACAAGGAGGTGCCGAATAATGGCCAACACAATTCTGATTACTGACGCCGGTCTTGCCGAAGTTGTTGAGGCAGAGCAGGGAGGATTCGCGCCCATCGTCATTACTGAGGTGGGCTACGGCACGGGGCAATACACGCCGACTGGCGACATGACGGCTCTGAAGGAAGAGTTCAAGCGTCTGACGACCATCGCAGGCGGTGCGGTTGGAGACAACGTCATCCACCTTGCAGCCCGCGATGATTCGGCCGAGGCCTACACGGTCTACGAGGTCGGACTTTACACGGCAAGTGGAACGCTCTTCGCTGTTTGTTCGCAGACGGTTCCGATCATCCAGAAGGCTTCGCAGTCGCAGGCTCTGCTCGCGATTGACCTTGCTGTGACGGACTTCTCTGCGGATTCAATCGCGTTCGGAGATACGAACTTCCTGAATCCGCCGGCGACGACCACGACTCTCGGTGTCGTTGAACTTGCGACGAATGAAGAAACGATCGCGGGAACAGATGGAACGCGTGCTGTCACGCCGAAGAGCCTGAGCGCACGAACATCGACGGAAAGCCGCACCGGTTTGATCCGCATCGCGGTGCCTGCGGAAGTGCTTGCTGGCAAGGACAACACAAAGGCAGTGACGCCGTTTGGCTTGCTTTCTGCCTTCTTGAAGAATCACGGCGACAGCGGCTTTCAGAAGTTGCCGAACGGTTTGATCGTGCAGTGGGGAAAAGCCTCGATTGCATCCGATGGCTCGACCGTTGTTGCCTTCCCAGTTGCTTTCCCGACGAGCGCTGTTTTCGCGAACGCGACGCCTACTGGTGAGGTTGCTGCGGACTTCGTTGCCACTGGTTTGACGAAGGGGAACACGACCTTCAAGCACAACGCAAACGGAAAGGTCCAGGCGCTCTGGATGGCGCTCGGATTCTGAAAGGAGAGGACAGGATGGCTTACTACTACAGCGCGTCTCAACGCGCTTTTTACTGCACGGAGATTGTGTCTGTGGACGTTATGCCCGCCGACAAGGTGGCAGTCGCGGACGAGGCATACAAGAGCCTCATGGCCGCCCAGAATGCGGGGAAGTTGATCCGTCCGGGTGCGGGCGGAGCTCCTGAAGCCGTCGACCAGACGGGCGCTGCCGCAACTGGCATCGTCCACGAACTGACGGCTGCAACTGCTGACAAGCTGGGCCACATCAAGATCGGCAAGAACGTCGATGTTGCAGCAGACGGAACGATCTCGGTCAATCTCTCGAAGGACGTTGGCGATCAAAGGGATCGTACTCCTGAAAAGCCTGACTATGGCTTGAGTTGAAGGAGGTGAGGGAATGGCTGCTGTTCACAACTTTTCTCTCGATCAAGGTTCGGACAAGGTTGTCTATTTCGTCTTGCGAGATAAGAGTGGACCGATTGATTTGAGTGGGTACTCGGCTGCCATGCAGGTGCGCCGGTACGCATTCAGCGAGGCGGCTATTGATACGCTGACAACGTGTAATGGTCGCCTTCTTATTGATGGGCCTGCCGGGAAAATCACAGCGAAGTTCAATCACGCAAACACCGAGCAATATCCAGGCGATACGGTGCTTTATGACATTGAGCTTGAGTCCCCGGACGGTGCAATCACAAGGATTCTCGAAGGGAAAATCAAAGTTTCTCCGGAGGTGACCCGTGTCAGATGCAAGCCTAAGACGTGAAAAGTTTCGCAGAAAAATTGCTTTAACTGAAGAAATCTATATCGAAGGTCAATGTAGCGATATTGCCCCAAAGATTGTCACAGTAGAGGTTCCAGGAATTCAGGGACCTCCGGGCAAGGATGGGGCAGACGGAAAACCTGGAGAGCCCGGTAAACCGGGCGAAGGGGCTCGCGTCGAAAGCATTGAGAACTCTTTCATTGACAATCTTTTTTAAATCGTAAAGGGAGTGAGAAAAATGAGTAATTTGAACGCTTTTTTGGATAAGCAAGGGTTAACTCATTACGACAGCAAATTGAAAACGGTCGTTGCCGGGCAGATGACGATCGAGGGGCGCACGATCACGCTGAAGAGCGTCTCTGGTGCAACTCTCGCAACGGTGACGATGCCGCAGACGATCTATGAGCTTGCAACGGCTCAGAAAGACGGTCTGATGAGCAAGGAAGACTTCGCCAAGTTGCAAGGTATCGCGGCTCAGGCTACGAAGGTCGAAAACTCTGAAACGAACGGGAACATCCAGATCAATGACGTTGAGACGCCCGTTTATGTCCATCCGACCGTGACGGCAGGCGCTCTTGCGGCGGGTCTCTACAAAATCACGACCGACGGTAACGGGCACGTCACTCTCGGGACGAAGGTCGTCAAGGGTGACATTACGGCTCTTGGTATCCCGGCGCAGGACACGACGTATGGTCCGGCCACGGCTGATGCTGCGGGTCTGATGTCTGCTGCCGACTTCACGAAGCTGCAAGGAGTCGCTGTGGGCGCACAAGTGAACGTACTCGAAAAGGTGAGCGTCAACGGCGGCGCTCTGCCGATCACAACTAAGGGCGTCAATATCGATCTCACGCCGTACGCGCTGAAAACGGACATTGCGAGCGCTGTGAACTACAAGGGTTCCGTCGAAAACTATGCGGCGTTGCCGACCAAGGATGTGAAAGCCGGCGATATGTACAACGTCGAGACTGCCGATCCTGCTCATCAGATCGACGCCGGGATGAATGTCGTTTGGAATGGCGCGAGTTGGGACCCGATGGCTCCGATGATCACGATGACTGGCATTACGAACGAAGAGATCGACGCCCTCTTTGCATAAGGGGGCATTCCGATGGCTAACTCTTTTCTTGATTTGATAGGGCTGGCTCACTTCAAAGAGAAGCAGAGTCAGCAAATTAGCAAAGAGTTCGCAAAGAAGTCCGAGGTCGTCACAAAGGCTGAGGCTTCGGACTTCGCGAAACACAAGACGTGCAGCGCGATTCGAGATCGCTCTACGTCAAAGCCTGACTACGGGCTGAATACAAAGGAGGGGGCTAAATAATGGCTCTGAAAGAACAGGACATCGTCTTTACGACGACGGATGAGGCGGGTAACCACGTCATTCAGTTTCCGATTACGCGCGTCGAAAATGTCGAAGACGCCGTGCGTACTGTGAACAAGAAGAAGCCTGACAGCAATGGCGACATTCAGATCGATGTCGACATGAGTCATCTGGCGACAAAAGATGAGCTGACGAAGGGCTTGGCGAATAAGCGAGATCACACGATCCAGATCGCCAACGCGGACCTGAACACGCTGCTTGAGGACAAAACATGGGCCTGCAGTGGGACGCTGAAAAATACACCGATCGCTTGCACCTTCTGCATCGTGCAGGCTTATGACACGGGTGCTCCTGTCAGCGGGAACATCGTGCAGGTCTGCTACGTCCCGAACCTAACCGACAACACGGTCCGCACCTTCTGGCGCAACTGCAATAATGGGGTGACCTTCGGAAAGTGGAGCGAGTCTGGCGCGGTGAAGACGGTGAATAGCATCGCGCCTGACGCATCCGGCGAAGTGACGCTTCCGAACGCTACGACGAGCAAGGCCGGTCTCGTGCGCCTTGCTGCTGAAGAGGACGTTTTGAATGAAGCTCCCCAGACGGCGGTCTGCACTCAGCTGATCTACGAAATCAACGAGTTCAGACGCAAGTCAACGGCGTACCAAGTCGGCGACAAGGTGGACTGCGCCTTCCAGTACGAGCGCTTCCTCGAATGCACGAAGGCGGGGAAGACGAGCGCGGAGCTGCTTGATACGCGAAATGTCACGCATGGTCAGGTCATTGCGGACGGCATGGTTGAATGGACCGTTCGTACCCATGTTCGAAGCGTGAATGGGAACGTCGCCGGCGCGGACGGCAATGTGCTCGTCGATGTTGGGGCGAAGACGGTAAACGGAAATACTCCTGATTCGAACGGAAATGTTTCGGTCGACGTTGGAGCAAAAACCGTCGAAGGAAAGGCTCCTGACAGCAAAGGGAACGTTTATCTCGGGCTTCATGCTGTAGCGACCTCTGGGAACTACAACGACTTGTCGAATAAGCCGAATATTCCTCCTGCGACACGAATGATGCCTAACTATGGATCGTTCGTTCAAATTACAAAAGGGGATTTCACTCCGGTTGAAGACGGATGGCTGAGGCTCGAAAATATGAATAGCGGTGACTATACGGGCGGTAATGTCATACACAAAGCCAGCGGTGCAAAACTTTTTGAGTTCTACCAAAACAGATATCCTGGGACGGCTACAGGAATTCTTCCTGTACGGGCTGGAGAAACATATACCGTTTCAAACGTAGGCAATGTCTATTTCCATCCAATGAGGTGAAGTTATGATCCACAGACACAAGATTCAAAATGAGGACACCAAGGAAGTGCTTATTGCCGTAGGAAAATCCGTTGGGCTTTTCGAGGCAATGGGCTATACGGAAGTCGGAGAAGTGGAGCAAGCCTACGATGGACGCTATTACGTCGCGGGCTATGCGCCAAAGATTCCGGCTGAAGAGTTGGAGGCGCGGCGTCTCGCAGAAGCAAAGCGCATTCGAGCAGAGCAAGTTGGCACAATCATCGTCGAGGTCGACGGAATGCCCTTTGATGGTGGAGAGCATGCTCAAGCGAGAATGGCGAACGCCATTAAGGCGTCTGAAATTCTGGGTCGCTCGTCCGTCATTTGGGTGTTGGCGAACGACGAAGTCGCGAACGTCACGGTCGAGCAGCTGAAAGAGGCGTTTGCAAAGTCCGTAGTGACAATGGGTGAGTTCTGGCCAAGGCCTTACGAGAGGGCATAACGGCGTCAACTCCCAAGAAATTTGACACCTCCGCCCGCAGGCGGTAGACCGATCATCAATCTTGCGTAAGCGTCAGGGTTCTTTTCTTGCGGAACATCGTCGAAAGGCGATAGCTGCCAGACTTGAACCCACGGAGTAAACGCACTTTTACGCTCGTCGGCAGCTGTCTGCGGTTGGTTCGGTCCCCGATGTCCGACGGGGCGTAGAGCGTTGTAGCGCAAGCCGAAAGCAGTCTATGCGGAGGAAAACGCTTCGCGAAGTCGGAGTAAGGGCAGAACAGCCAATCGTCGACGGGGGCCGGTATCGGCATATAGGTAGCGAGTGCGTAGGCAGCGGCTTCGCGATGAATCAGGTACGCCAGGCAGCCAAGCGGTGTTGGCCGGATGATCCGAAACAATTCCGTGTCGTGAACTGGATAGCTCTCTCCGACAGTGAACGTTTGACGGGATCCGTGGAGCTGGATGACGCGGACTCCTTGAGGGATCCAATCGGAAGACGCGGCGAACAGCTTGAAGCGGGGCGATAGGACGATGTCGTCCTCCATGATCAAGCCCCATTCGCAGTTGCTTTTTACGAGCTTTTCCCAACAGGTCGCATGCGATAGGAAGCACGCAATCTCAGTTGGCCACAGCGCTTTTCTGAAGACGAATTTCTCGGGGGCGTCGTAGGGGGCCTCTAGCCGGGAGAGTTCCTCCGGGCTCAATTTACGACCGTCTCTGGCGGGGATGCGTTGGAAGGAGAGGCCTTGCGCGGAAAGTTGTTTTGAAATCGATTCAAGACGCTCTGGCGAGCGATCGAGATTAATCACCAAACGGAGAATATTGGTCGGGGGGGTAACATCTTGAAACATGTTTGATATGAATGCAAAAATGGCTCACGGTTGCCAAATCAGCCGCGAGCATGGTACGTACACATAACTTTATCACACCGCCTTCTGGCGGTTTTTTCATATGTGGGATTTTATTGTCAAGGCGCTGAAAGATGCGCTAAAGGAGAAGGTGACTGAAATGACAAAGGAAGAAGTGAAGGAATGGCTCGACAAACTCGGCGTCAAGGTCGAGGAAGTGACGGACGAGCTCATCGCCAAGGTTGAGGCCCAGAAGGCTCTGCTCGATGCTGAGACGCGCCGGAAGACTCGACTCTTCTGGGGACCGGTCGGCTTCATTGCCGGGGTTCTCTGCGCGTGGCTGTACAGCGTCCTCTTCTGAGGACAGATGCAACGAGCTGTGAGAATCGGCACGTTGCAACTCAGAGCATGCTACTGTGTGCTCATGGCCGGGGGACTGTCCCTCGGCCTTTTTTTATAAGGAAAGCCATTGTTTTATTACGGCTTCATTAACGACCAGAGCATCTGCACTGGCACATACGGTTTCCCGACTGAGGTGACCATTCCCAACTACATCTACATCGGTACGACTGACGACAAGACCGTCATCGGTAAGAAGTGGACTGGCAACGGCTGGGTCGAAGTGATCTACTTCTTCTACGCTCAGCTCAACGAAAAGGACCTCTGCATCGGCGTGCAGGAGTATCCGACCGAAGTGATCGACGCGCGTTTGATTCGAATCGAGACGCTCGACGAATCTCTGATTGGGTTCTGGTACGACCGTATGGATTCGACTTTCAAGCCGGCTCCTATCCGAGTGCTTGCGGATCACTCCACCGACGTTGTGAACTATCGCAACGAAGACAAATGGCTTTCGGATGTGCTTGACGAAAAGGCGAACAGCCTCACGATCTACAGCAAGACCGAAGCGGACGCTCGCTTTGCCCTCAAGGGCGAAGGTGGCTCTGGCACGCCAGGTGCCGATGGTGCTGATGGCTTGAGTGCCTATGAGGTCGCTGTCGCCAACGGCTTCATTGGTAGCGAGGTTGAATGGCTCGCGAGCCTTATGGGTGAGCCTGGCCTGCCCGGCAAGGACGGTGTTGATGGAAAGGACGGCATCGACGGCGCTCGTGGTGAGCAGGGGCTTCCTGGTAAGGATGGACTTCCCGGTGCTGAGGGTGCGCCCGGTAAAGACGGCGCTCCTGGTAAGGATGGACTTCCTGGTCGAGATGGCGAACGCGGTCCGCAGGGCTATCCGGGTGCCGATGGTCGCGATGGAACGAATGGCCGAGATGGTCAGGACGGCCAGGATTTCGGTGGTTCTGTAGCTTCTGACGTTATTCGCCTCAACGGGACTCAGGCGCTCTTCAAGACGTCGTCCATGATGACGCTCGCGACGAACAGCCTTGAGACGATGATTGCCGGTTCGAAAATCTACTCGAAGACGGCCATCAGCGTTTCGTCGGACGTTCGCCTTAAGGAGGGAATTGCGAAGGTCGATGCCGACCGAGCGATTGAGTTCATTCGCAAGCTCCCAGTCGTGACTTACTCCTACCTTGGCGAGGAAGGCGGTCAGAAGCACATGGGGCTCATTGCGCAGCAGGTCCAGAAGGCGGACCCGCAGATTGCGAAGCTCTTTGTCAGCAAGTCGTCTGAGGGCTATCTGGCGGTGGACTATGCTTCTCTGGTGTGTCCGTTGATCCTCGCGGTTCAGCGACTTTCGGAAGAGGTTGAGCGACTTAAAAGCTAAGTCTTAAAGCTCCATAAATGGGGACGGGAAACCGTCCCCTTTTTTTTACGCCTGTAGTGATGGCAGGCGTGTCAGGGCTAGGGATTTTGACGGTCGTTGCATATGGTGAAGGGGAGAACAAACAAGGAGGTGATTTATGGAGAGAGGGTTTGTGCAGACGTTCATCGACTACATGTCGTTGCTCATCCCTGCAAAAGGGGAGGCGTATTTGATGCTCGCTTCAGGGGCTGTCGGAAGCGCACTGGCTTGGGCGCTAGGAGGTATTGACCTGCAGTTGCAGTGGCTGTTGATGTTCGTCGCCGTGGACTACGTGACGGGGACCATCGCTGCAGGAAAGACCGGCGAGTGGAACAGCCGTGTCGGCTTTCGAGGGCTTTTCAAAAAGGTTTTCATTTTCGTCGTCGTGATGCTTTCGCATGGGCTTGACGTAATCGCAGGCACAGACATGCTGCGCAACGCGGCTATTGCGGCTTACGCCGTTAATGAACTCGGCAGCACGCTTGAGAATCTTGACCGCCTTGGCTTTGGCGGCATGATCCCAGGCTTTCTGCATCGAGCGATTAAGGAAATTAAGAGTAGGGAGGTTGTCAAGAAATGAGTAAGAAACTGACTATCGTGCTGGACCCGGGGCACGGAGGTACTGATCCGGGGGCTGTGAATGGTCGCTACAAAGAGGCTGAAGCGGCCTTGGGTATCGCAAACAAAATTGCGGACAAACTAAAGGCGAAAGGGCATCGCGTCGTGCTCACTCGAACGAAGGATCAGGCACTTCTGCTTCAACAGCGATGCGACATTTCGAACGCTGCCAAGGCGGACGCGTTCATTTCGATCCACTGCAATAGCGCCGAGAACAAGGACGCAAGCGGAATCGAGACGTTCAAATATCCGGGTGTTGGAGGCGTGACGAAACGCCTTGCCGAAAACATCCAGAACGGTCTGGCTTCAAGCTTTCCTGAAGAAAAAGACCGATGTGTCAAGGAGGCGAAGTACTACGTGCTGAAGCACACGAACTCACCGGCCGCACTGGTGGAGGTCGGCTTCATCTCACACGATCCGACAGCCGAGAAGTTGTTCAGGTTCAGCTACCAAGACAAGCTCGCACGTGTAATTGCCGAGGGAGTCGAAAAAACTTTTTCTTGAGCCGAATTTCAAAAATTCTTGTGACCTATAAGGGTTTACGATATACTAATTAGGCATGCAGAGAATTACGCGGGAAGTGACGCGTAAGTGACACGAGAACACGAAAACCGCGTCACACCGGGCTTTGTCCGACTAATCAAGTTACTGTTATAGTAAATTCTGTAGCGTCCTATAAGAAATGAGAAAAGCCCCTGAAACCTACGTACGGCGCGGTTTTGGGGGCTTTTTAACTTTCAGAGAATTACGGGAAAACGCCCTGTTTTAGAGTGCGTAAGTGACACGTAAGTTACACGACACGCCTAGAAAAAAGCCTTTCGGCTTGACTTTCCCAGTTCACTGAATTGTCACACAACGTTCACTTGCAATTTGTCGATTGCTTCGATCAGGTCGGTAACGTCCTTGTGCGTATACAACTCTGTCACGTTCGAATTCGAGTGGCCGACGATCCTTTTTAGCGCCACTGAGTTCGACGATACGCCGCAAGAATCCATCATAGAGACGAACGTATGTCGGAGCGCGTGAGGCGTGTGCGAGACGCCTAGGCTCTCCATATACGGGTCGAAAAAGTGCTTCTTGTACTGGTCGTACTTGATCGGCTTGCCGTTCGCGTTTTCGATCAGGTGCTCGCCATCTAGGCGCTTTGAAAGGATCGACGCAAGCTCTTTGTGAATCGGCACAATCCGGTCTGCGTTTTCGGTCTTTGTCCCGCGCACGTGGATGATGCGCTGCGCAAGGTCCACGTCTTCGGTCTTGACCCCGAGGAGCTCTCCTATCCGCATGCCGGTGTAGAGCATGATGAGCACCGTGTCAGCCAGTCGCAATTCGGCGTAAGACTTCTTGCCAGTAGGGAATTGCACTGCGAAGTCTTGCGAGCCAAATACAGCGCCGAGCTCCTCTGCCGTGAAGAATTTTTCCTTCGCGGCCTTTTTCTTTTTGGGCGGTGTGATCACCAGGAACTGCGAGTAGTCTTTCGTGACGATGTCGTTCTCGATGCAGTACTTGAACGCGTTTTTGAAGATCGATTTCACCTTGCCCTGACTCTCCTCCGACATGTGATTCATGCCGTCGAGGATGTCCTGCATGTGGACCTTCTTGATGTCGGCCATCTGCATGTCGTAGAGCGGGGCGCAGCGCTTGTAGGCTGACCTGAGCCCGGCGGCGCTGCTCGGGTACTTCTTGAAGTGCGGCGGCGTCCAGATGTCCCAGACCTCAGCAAAGGTGAGCGTCTTTCTTGTGAGGTCGATTGGGTTCTGGTGGTACTCGGCCAAAGCGATCATCGCTTCTTTTCGGCTTGCGTAGTATCCAAGCGTGGACGTGAGCTGCTTTGCCTTTCCCGTCTCTTCGTTGATCTCCCATCCGGTTGTGATTCGTACCCAGAAGGGCCGTCGGCGATTGCCGCTTAATTTTGAAATGTTTCCATAGCCGTTTGGCGCTTTAATTGTCATCACCTTCTTTGAGGTGCTTGGTTTGATACTCCTTCAAGAAGTTCTCCATTCCAATGCGCTCGGTTTTCGATAGCTGCTTGAGGAAATCCGTCTGAACTGGCAGGCCTATCAGCAACGCAGGATTCACTCTCAGTTCGACGGCCATATCCCTGAGGATGTTTCGCTTGATGTTCGTGACCTTTCCGCTTTCCCATTTTTGGACCGCAGCGGCCTGCACACCAAGTCGCTCACCGAGTTCCGCCTGCGTCAGATTTCGAAGCATCCTCGCGCGTTTGATGATGTAGCCTATTTCTTTGTCGGATAAATACTCCATTAAACTCTCTCCCCTTGCTGTTATAAATATCTAATTTAGATATATATCTAATTTAGATCATTTAATTTATCAAAGCAAGAGAAACGATTAACTTCCAAAAATTCACTATTGAACTCAATTATCTTATTTCGTACTATTTTTTTGAAAGGCAGTGAGAGGCACCGTGCGATCATGCGCGATTTTTTTTAACCGCAACTGTCTAAAAAAGATGAAAAAGGAGATGTTTTCCATTGAGAAACCTAACGGTGAACGATGTCGCTAAGGCGCTCAATAAGTCGCCCCAGTACATACGAATCTGTCTGCAAAAGGGATTGCTTCCGTTTGGAACGGCTGCAAAGATGCCGGGGAGCAATCAGTGGTCTTATTGTATCTTCCCAAAGAAGTTCAAGGAATACGTTGGCGATGAAGCCGTTTGAGAGAGCTGCGTTGAAGAGGGCACGCAGGGAAGCGGGGTTCACGCAGGCGGAGCTGGCCGCGCTTGTCGGATGCGGACAGCAAACAGTCTCAAAACATGAGAGCGGTGCCGCGACACCGGCGCACTTCAAGACGTTGCGAGCGTATGAGGAAGTGCTCGGCGTTCCGGCTTGCGAGCTCTTTCCGGACGTTTTCGGGGCGGAGGAATGAAAAAGGCCCCGCCGTGACAGTTCGGCGAGGCTATCGAATGAAATGAGGGGAGGAATTCGCTATCTCTAGTATGACATCCCCCGAAGAAAAAGCAATAAGCCCAAACATGTCGGGCGTAAAGCACCATTTCAGCGTGTCGGTTGCCGTCGAGGTCGGCGTCAACGCAGCCGTCGTTTTGGAGAACATCGCGTTCTGGGTCCGAGCGAACAGGAAAGCAGGTCGTCACAAGCACGATGGCAAGCACTGGACCTATGGCAGCACGCGTCACTTTGCCGAGCTCTTCGACTATCTGAGCGAGAAGCAGGTGAGGGGCGCTCTGGATAAGTTGATAACCTGTGGATACGTGGAAACAGGGAACTTCAACCGATCGGCATATGACCGGACCAGGTGGTTCACTCTGACCGAAAAAGGCGAGCGCGCGACCCAGGAGCGGCAGTCCGAAAAGCCGACAAAGGCGAAAGGTGCGGCCGGTAATGGGCGACCTATACCAGATAAAAACAAGAAATCGAAAACGGGATATATGACAGATGCAACGCCCGGGCACTACCGCCGGGACCCGTTTGACTTTTGAGGGAAGGAATGAGAATGAATGGCTTTGAGTGAAGTCGATCTTTCGCACATTCGCAACGGGCGCACGAAGCCCGCAATCTGCACCACACATGGTGCATTTACGGACACGGGAGTAATGATCCGCGACCGGATCATCTGGATGGGCTGTGCGCAGTGTGCGCTTGAAGCCCGCGACCGTGAGAACGCCAGACTGGCGAAAGAGGCTACAAAGCGCAGCGAGGCGGTGAAGGCTTGTCGCATCATCGGTGACGCGGCCATACCGGCTCGATACAGAGGCCGCACGCTTGAAGGCTATGTCGTGTCGAACGGTGGCCAACGTGCCGCGCTTGAGGCTTCAAGGGAGTACTTGCAGACAATCTGCGAGAACGACGACAGTGGTGCAAACCTGCTTTTCTACGGCACGTCTGGAACGGGTAAGACGCACCTTGCCATAGGAATCGCGCAGGCGTTGATCGAGCACGGCGGCTCTGCGCTCTATACGCGAGCGTCTCGGATCGCTCAGCGAATCAAAGAGACCTACGGACGCCAGTCGGATCGAAACGAGCGCGAGGTGTACGAGTCCTTTGCTACGCCTGACCTTCTTGTCATAGATGAAGTCGGCAGGCAGTTCGGGACCGATGCCGAGAAGCTGATGCTTTTCGAGGTGATCAACTCACGCTACGAGGCGCTGAAGGCGACGATCGTCATCAGCAATCTCTCTGGTGAAGCCTTGATGGACTACTTGGGCGAGGCGGCGATGGACCGGCTTCGCGAAGGAGGCCGTTCTGTGCTCTTCGACTGGACGAGCTATCGACGCCGAGGATATTGAATTACACGAGACCCCTTCGCGGGTCTCTTTTTGCATGGAGGCTTCGATGAACTGGAAGCTTTTTGTGCCGCTCGGGCTGTTTGCTGCGGGCGCTGTCGGCGGGTACATGTACGCGTCGCACGAGTACGGCGAGGAGATCGCCAATGTCAAACTTCAGGCCGCGATTGTTCGCGCAAACGATGGGAGAAAGGCTTATGAAAAACTTGTTGCTGCGCAAGACGCGCTTGATGCTTCTCGGCGCGATGCTGTGCGCCTCTCTGACGACCTTGACCGGGTGCAGCGTGCCTACAAAGATCGTGAGCGACGAGCCTCTGCCGACGCCTGCCGAGTGGAACGAGCCGCAGTCTCCGCGTGCGAAAAGCTACTCCTTGAAGGCGCAGGCTTGGTTGAAGGAGGTGGACGCATACTTCAAGACGTATCCGCGATTCACGACGCCAGAGTAACCCTGAACAAATGAACCCCCGTCTGGATGTTCAAACGGGGGCTATGGCGTATCTGTTGGGGATTAGGCGCGGTCTTCAAGGCGGGCAGCGATTTCGTCGCGTTCGTCGCAAAGCGCCAGGAATGCCTTGACAAGGCTTCGCCATTCTACTTTTTTCCCGGCTGCGTAAGCGTCAGCAGCCTCGTCGCTCTTGAGGTCGATGGCAAGTTCGAGCTGTTCGAGGGCTTTTTCGAGTTCGCGGCGGTTGTCGGTGTTCGTCATGTTGGTCTCCGGTGTTTTGTTTGGGTGAGTTCATGTTCGCTCTGTGCCTGGGAGACAGCAAGTTTTAGTTAAACCTTCTTGCTTTGAATCATTCCTTGCCATACCTTCACGAAAAACCCCCGATCAGCTTCACGCCGGTCGGGGGCTCCTTTTTTGTGTCTGTAGGTTTTGCTCAGTAGATGATGCCCTGAGACGGGGAGAAGTATTCTTCGACGACGTTCGCGCGGTTCGTGCGCGGAAGGACGAAGACGAAGCGAGTGATCTCACCAAGCTCGGCGTCGTGCTCCGTGGCTTGCCACTTGATCACCTTGCGTGACTTGACGCCGGACTCGGTGTCGACAGACTTGTAGGTTTCGCCTACAAGCGTGAACGTGATCTGATTCCCGTTGTGGGTGATCGTGAATTGACCAGTGATGCGCGGCATGATGTGCTCCTTGCGTTTGAGTGATGGGGTATTTCCCCTTTTGTTAAACGCATTATATGCAAATTACGCAAACAAAGCAAGTAACATCGATCAATCCTTCGTCGGCAGGATCGCATCTGCCCACTGTTGCATGATGGGACGACGTTGCTCAAGGAGGTCTGAGCGTTGGTAGGCCTGCACGACCTTGTCGCCCTTTACGTGAGCCAGAGCGCGCTCGGCAAGGGCCTCATGGATGAAGTTCTCCTCGCACCAGTCGCGGAACGTTGATCTGAAGCCGTGCATTGTGAAAGACTCGCCTGTCGCCTTCCGGATAAAAGCCCGAGGGCTGTCGATAACCATCTCTTTGTCTGATCGTGGCGCAGGAAAGACGAGCTCAGACTTTCGTTCGCAGCGTTCTAGGACTGCCAGTGCCTGACGTGAAAGCGGGACGCGGTGCTCAAGACCGCACTTCATCCTAGAGGCCGGGATCGTCCACGTCGCGCGCTGGATGTCGATCTCGTCCCATCGTGCGCAAAGGAACTCTTGCACGCGTGTAGCAGTGAGGATGCCGAAAAGGACGGCGCGAGACACGACAGAAGTCTTTTTCGCCGTCTCCGGTGCAAAACTTTTCAGAATTTCAAGAGGCATTGCCTCATGGTGCTTGACTTCGTGGACTTTTGAGATCGGCGGCAGGAAGAAAGCTAGCCCGTCTTTCCAAGTGGCAGGGTTTGTTTGTATGAGTTCTTCAGCGATTGCTTGAGAGAAGAGACTTTCGAGGCGGCCTCGTAGGCGGCTGGCTGTCTCTGGCTTTTCTGTCCAGATCGGTTTGAGGACTTCGAGGATGTCTCCTCGCGTGATGTCCTTTACGCGAAGAGCACCGAGAACCGGGACGGCATAGGTTTCGATTGTGGACACCCACTGCGATGCGTGCTTTTCGTTTTTCCAGCGCTTGACGTTTTGAATGGTCGCGATTGCACCAGGATAGAACTCTTTGAAAGTGATGCTTTCTCGGGCGTCTTCTTCTGAAAGCTTTGATGATGACGGATCGATGCCGTCGGCCGCCATTGAGAGAATTTTTGCTGCCCGCGCTTTTGCAGACGTGATTGAAATGCGCGAGGCGCCACCGATCGACAAGTCTTTCCGTGTCCCCGCGAATCGGTAGCGGACAACCCACTGCCGGGAAGACTCAGAACGCACGAGAAGCATCAACCCACCGCCGAGCGAGTACCGGCCGGGTGGCAGCGTCATGAAATTTTTCGACGTGACTTGATCTTTCATATCTACCTTTGGGCGGTGAATCGCGTAAGACCCACCAGAGACCCACCAGAGACCCACCGAAAAAAGACCCACCAAAAGACCCACCTCCACAGTCTATCGCATGGCGTAATATGTCGCAATCTGGCGGATTTTGGCGGAATCGACGAAAGTAGAATTCTGGAATGTGCCTGGTACTCAAGGTAAATAAAGAAAAACCCCGGAGCCTGAGAGGCTTCGGGGTCTGTGTTCTGGCGGAAGGGGAGGGATTCGAACCCTCGATACGGAATTTCCGTATGCCGCCTTTCCAGGGCGGTACATTCAAC